GGGGCCGCCCCCACCGACACCGATCCCGCCGGGCAGATCAACCGGCCGGGACAGGCCCCGCAGGGCAAGCGCCGCTCCGACTGGCTCGGACGGCGCGGAGGTTGGTTCTGAACAAGAGGCGCAGAGGGCCAGCGGCCCGACAGGGAAACAACAATGACCGACTGGACGGAAACCGAGTTGTCGGCGCTGCGCCGGGCCTATGCCAGCGGCACGACCCGGGTCAGCTATGACGGCAAGTCCGTCGACTATGGCTCGGCCGAGGACCTGCTCGCCCGCATCCGCACCATCGAGCGCGCCATCGCGGGCACCACGCGGCCGCTGCCGGTGGCCGGGCTTGCGGGCTTCTCGCGCGGGGATCGGTGATGTCGGCGACCTGGTTCGACCACGCCATCGCCACGGTGGCGCCGCGCATGGCCGCCCGGAGAGTGATGGCGCGGCAGGCCTTCGAGACTCTGACGCGGGGCTATGACGGAGCCGCGCGTGGGCGGAGGACCGAGGGCTGGCGCGCGCCGGGATCCTCCGCCGACACCGAGATTGGCGTGGCCGGGGCGCTGCTGCGCGACCGGATGCGCGACCTCGTGCGCAACAACCCGCATGCGGCCAAGGCCGTGGCGGTGCTGGTCAACAACATCATCGGTGCGGGCATCATGCCGCGTGCCGCCAGTGGTGACGACAAGCTCGACCGGAAGGTCGATGCGCTGTTCGAACGCTGGACAGCGGACTGCGACGCCGACGGCCAGCTCGACTTCTACGGCCTGCAGACGCTGATCTGCCGCGAGATGGTCGAGGCGGGCGAGGTTCTCGTACGCCGACGCTTGCGCCGATCTTCAGACGGGCTGCCGGTGCCGCTGCAATTGCAGGTGCTGGAAGCCGATTTCCTCGACGCCACGAAATCCGGCGCGCTCGGCGCGGGCCGCCTGGTACAAGGGATCGAGTTCGACCCGGTCGGCAAGCGCCGCACCTATTGGTTACACGCCGAACATCCGGGCGACGCCTATGGTGCGTTGCAGAACGGGCTACAAAGCCGACCGGTCCCGGCGACCGAGATCGCTCATGTGTATGAGAAACAGCGCACGCAGGCGCGCGGTGTGCCCTGGGGCGCGCCGGTGATCCGCAGCTTGCGCGATCTCGACGACTACGAAGTAGCCGAACTGGTCCGCAAGAAGACCGAGGCCTGCGTCACCGCCATAGTCTTCGGAGATGACGAGGCGCAGCAGGGCATCGCACCCTCCGTGGTCGATGCCGACGGGAACCGGGTCGAGCAGTTCGAGCCGGGGCTGATCGCCTATGCCCGCGGCGGCAAGGACATCCGCTTCAACCAGCCCTCCGCCACCGGCGGCTATGGCGAATACAAGCGGGCCAGCCTGCACACGATCTCGGCCGGGTTCCGGGTGCCCTACGAGCTGCTGACCGGCGATCTGTCTCAGGTAAATTACTCGTCCATCCGCGCCGGACTGGTGGAGTTCCGCCGGATGATCGACGCCGTGCAGTGGCAGCTGTTCATCCCAATGTTCTGCGCGCCCACCTGGCGCTGGTTCACCGAGGCTGCATGGGCGGCAGGCAAGATCCCGACACCGGACGTGCCCGTCGAATGGTCGCCGCCGAAATTCGAGGCGGTCGATCCGCAGAAGGACGCGATGGCGAACCTCTTGTCGATCCGCTCCGGGACTATGACGCTGGCGGAGGTGATCGCACGGCAGGGGCGCAATCCGGACGCGGTGCTGGCCGAGATCGCCGCAACCAATGCCAAGCTCGACGACCTTGGGCTGGTGCTCGACAGCGATCCGCGCCGCGTCACCAAGACCGGCAGCGCCCAATCCCAAAACGGGGCCAACGAACCGGACGCTGAGCCAACCGCTGACGCGGACACCGATCCGGCGCAGGCCGAGCCCGACCAACAGGACTGACCAACATGGACACGATGATCGAAATCCCGGCCTTGCGCCGGTCGGCGGAGCTTGCGCCGAACTCAGCCGATACCGACGCCCGCACCGTCGAGGTGATCTGGTCGGCGGGGGCGCGGGTTCGCCGGTCGACCTTGTTTGGCGAGCCCTATGAAGAAGAGCTCAGCCTCGACCCGACCCATGTGCGGCTGGATCGGCTGAATGCGGGCGCGCCGTTTCTGAAGGTGCACGAGATCGACACGCTGGATGCCGTGATCGGCTCGGTCGTGCCGGGGTCTGCCCGCATCGAAAATGGTCGCGGCATTGCTCAGGTCCGGATTTCTGAGCGCGCAGATGTCGAACCGATCTGGCGCGATATCCAGGCGGGGCACATCCGCGCGGTCTCCATCGGCTATCAGGTTCACCGTTTTGAGGTCTCGAAACCTGAAGCCGCCCGAGAACTCTGGCGAGCTGTCGACTGGACGCCCTTCGAGGTGTCCGCCGTGCCAGTTGGCGCCGATCCCGCTGCGGGCTTCCGCGCCCAATCCGACCTTGCAACTTGCGTCCTTCAACGCCGGGACGTCCCACCCACCAGTACAGGAGCCATCCCGATGACGGACAAACCCAACGCCCCGGCCGCAGAGGCCAAAGACAAGCCCAGCGACACAGTCGCGACCGAGGACACCACCATGACTGAACCCAAGACGCCTGTGGCCGAACCGAAGGTCGCTGCCGTTGAGACCCGCGCGCAGCCGAAGCCGCAGAAGGCCGACACTGCGGCCGCGCCCGATACCGAAGCCGTCGCGACCCGGGCCCGCGAGATCGAACGCGACCGCGTCTCCACGATCTATGATTTGGCGGGCCGACTGAACCTCAAGCGCAGCTTCGCCGAGGAACTTGTGAAACGTGGCACCGACGTGGATGAGGCCCGCCGTCTGATCCTCGATCAGGTGGCCGCCACGTCCGAGGAAACCCGCACCTTCAGCCAGGTGTCGATCCCATTGGGTGGCCGTGACGAGCAGATCACCCGCCGTGACGCCGTGGCCAACGCACTCCTGCACCGCTACAGCCCGACGCTCTTCACTCTGGAAGATGCCGCCCGCCAGTATCGCGGCATGACGCTCATGGAACTGGCCCGCGAAAGCCTCGGAAATGCCGGGGTCAATACGCGCGGCCTGTCGCGCGACGAGGTGGCAACGCGGGCCTTGCATTCGACCTCGGACTTCCCCGAGATCCTGTCGGCGGTCACCAACAAGACCCTGCGGCAGGCCTATGAGGCCTATCCCCGGACCTTCATGCTGTTCTGCCGCCAGGTTCTCGCCACCGATTTCAAGGCGATGCATCGGGTGCAGCTTGGCGAAGCTCCGCAACTGCTGGAGGTCGGCGAGAGCGGTGAATTCAAGCGCGGCACGCTCGGCGAGAGCAAAGAGAGCTACAAGGTCAAGACCTATGGCCGGGTGGTCGCGATCACCCGCCAAACGCTGATTAACGATGATCTCGACGCCTTCACCCGGATCCCGGCGATGTACGGCAACTCCATCGCGCAGCTCGAGTCGGACGTGGTCTGGGGCATCATCACCGCCAACCCGGCGATGGCCGATGGCAACGCGCTCTTCCACACCACCCACAAGAACCTCGCAGGGACCGGCGCGGCGCTGGCCGTCGAGGCGGTAGGCGCTGCCCGGGCTGCCATGGCCAAGCAGACCGGCCTCGACAAGAAGACGGTGCTGAACGTCCGGCCCGCTTTCCTGATCGTTCCCGCGTCGCTGGAACTGAAGGCCGAGCAGATGGTCGCCCAAAACCTAGTGCCCGCCGCGACCGCGAACGTGGTGCCGCAATCGATCCGGACGCTGGCCCCGATCTCGGAGCCCCGGCTTGATGCCGTGAGCGAAACCGCCTGGTATCTGGCGGCAAGCCCGAACCAGATCGACACCATCGAATACGCCTATCTCGAGGGCCAGCAGGGCGCGTACATCGAGACCCGCAACGGCTTCGACGTCGATGGCGTCGAGATCAAGTGCCGCCTCGATTTCGGTGCAAAAGCCATCGACTGGCGCGGTCTCTACAAGAACCCGGGCGCATAACCGAGCCATTCCAGACATCTCACCTCTGACGGGCGGTCCAATCGGGCCGCCCGTTCCTGTTTGCAAAGGAACCCGCAATGAAAAACTACGTCCAGCCCGGCAAAACCATCACCCTGACTGCGCCCTATGCCGTGACCTCCGGCGACGGCCTGCTCGTCGGCTCCATCTTCGGCGTGGCCGCCGGGGATGCTGCCAATGCCGAAACGGTCGAGGCTGCGCTTGTCGGCGTCTTCGACCTGAACAAGGTCGCATCTCAAGCCTGGTCCGCAGGCGACAAAGTCTATTGGGACAACACCAACAAGGAAGCCACTAAGACCGCCACGGCGAATACGCTGATCGGCGTGGCCACCGAAGCCGTTGCGGGCGGCGCTGGCGACCTGATCGGCCGGGTGCGCCTGAACGCGAGCTTCTGATGACGGCGTTTGCCGCCATTGTGGATGCGCTGTTCGCGGATCCCAACATCGGGCGAGAGGGAGTCTACACCTCCGATGGCGGCACGCCCGTACTGGTGCGCGTCGTCTCCCGGCAGGCCGACGCCATTTCCGACTTCGGCGATGCCCGGCTCTGGTCGGAAACGACTCGGGTCGACCTGCGCGTCGCGGAGGTTCCGGCCCCGCGTCCGGGTGACCGCTTGGAAATCGACGGAGATGCCTTCCTCATTCAGGGGGAGCCTGTTCGTGACCGGGAACGATTGGTCTTGACCGTCGATCTGAGGCCCGCGTGAAACTGAAGCTCGACATAAATCCCGACATCGTGGCCATGATGGCAGCGGAGGTCGCGGCGGGCGAACTGGCGGTGACAGCTGCCATGCGCGAG